GTCCCATCAAATCTAACACTCTTATTTCCATGTTTAGCTTTGGTAGAATCAACCTTCACATCACCTGATAGAACAAGATTAGAAGTATTTGCAATATCTCCAATAGGCATTTATTAATCTCCTTTATGTACCGAGCAAGAATGACACGTTGGCTGCCAAGTCATCACCGTCGTATGTGCCACCGTCAAGAGTTGCAAATTCATTAATAATTCTTTGATTTGTATTTGCTAAAGCTGCACTGAAGTCAGTTGTATTGAGTTTTGCGTCAGCCTGACTAACATCAACAACATTATTCGAATACACACTAACCGCTACAACAACAGTTGTAGCAGCCCCTAAAGTGCTTTCTGATACGATTAACTCCCTTGCATCACCTTGAAATATTGGAAACACACCGCCGGATGAATTAGCTGAAAAGAGTTTCTTATCTTTAAGATTGATTGCTAATTCACCGGCTTGTAGTGAGCTAGGAGTGACCCCCGCAGTTGAGGACCTTTTAAGTTTAAGTAACGCTGCCACGATTTATCTCCTATGTTTAGTATGTTCCACCATCGATAGTCGAAACTGCGGATGTAATGAAGGCGTTGGTATTGGCAAGTGCCTCATCATGTGTAGTAATGTCAACTTTTGTAGCCAAAATTGCGCTATCAATAACAGAGTTTGCAAAACCCTGCACATCGGTTACGACTGCATCACTAGAAGCTAAACTTCCAACTGTAGCAGTGGTTACTGAAACCGCTTTAGCGCCACCAGTAAATACCTGGAAGACACCGGTTCCGTTTGATGAATATAATTTCTCGTCTTTGACGTTAAGTGCCAACTCACCTGCTTCAATATCAGAAGTAGTGGGGACCACACCAGCAGTCGAAGAACGTTTTAGTTTAATTACAGCTGCCATTTATTGGTTCCTCCTTCTAAATAAGACTAATATACTAGATTATTAAATTGTGGGGGGAATTTCACCCCCCCTTTTCGTATTAGTATATATGTTAGAAAGAGCCACCGTCAATGAGAGCATCCAATTGAGCCAATGTATATCCCGCTGCACCAGTGTCAACCGTAGTGGTTGGTTGTGACTGGGAGTCTTTAAACACTTTAAAGACACCATCTGTTGCATCACGGAAAATACCAGCAAAATTGTTTGCACCAGCGTTTTCATATAGTGCGAAGAAACCAGTGTCAACAACGTCTGAACTAGAGTTGTCAGCAGCGAGTTTCATCAAAGGGTCAGTCACTTCAATATTTGTGGTAGACACATAAGCAACATCACCTTCAACTGTTAGGTTACCATTAATCGTAGTATTACCTGAAACTTGCAAGTTTGCGGTAATGGATGTATTACCTGTATGTTGGAAGTGACCACTTGATTGTGGGTTTGTCTTAACCATGAAGTCGCCACTAAGAGTGGTACTTAGATTGCCAATAGCGAGGTTAGTGTTAGCGAGCTGGTTATGGATAAACGTGTTAGTATTAGCAAGGTCTTGAGCTTGCTTCAACTCTTGAGCATCCAACTCTGATTGTGGTGCTTTAGCATCAATCAAATTACGAAGAGCAGTATTACTTGATTGAACATCAGCTAGTGCTTGTGTGCCTTTATCGTCTGCTGCTGAAATCAATATGCGTAAAGCATTGTTACTTGATTGAACATCAGCTAGTGCTTGATCTCCAGCAGTTTGTGCCGTTGAAATCAAATTACGAAGAGTTGTGTTACTTGATTGAACATCAGCTAGTCCTTGATCTGCAGCAGTTTGTGCTGCGTTGATCAAATTACGAAGAGCTGTGTTACTTGATTGAACATCAGCTAGTGCTTGATCTCCAGCAGTTTGTGCCGTTGAAATCAAATTGCGTAAAGTAGTATTACTTGATTGAACATCGGCTAGTCCTTGATCTGCAGCAGTTTGTGCTGTGTTAATCAAATTACGAAGAGCAGTATTACTTGATTGAACATCAGCTAGTGCTTGATCGGCGGCATCTTGTGCTGTGTCAATCAATGTACGAAGAGCTGTGTTGGTTGCAACTAAGCGACTATCAACATTG